AAAATAATTTCTATACTAACATGACAATGAATGAGATGTTTCTTGACTCGGCCGTCTTAAAGAACTCTATCGTATCTCATGCTAAAGAATTAAACTATATTCCAAGATCTCGTAAGAGTGCTAAAGCTACAGTTCGTGTTACTATTACTGATGCTAGTGCTACCGCTTCAACATTAACTATTCCAACTTATACAAACTTTAGTTCTAGTTATCAAGGAGAATCCTTTAACTTCGTAACTAATCAAACATATATTGCAAGACGATCAGCGCCTGGTATATATGTAGCTGATAATGTTGATATATTTGAAGGACAGATACTTGCTTCATTCCAAAGAGAAGGATTTATTATTGATGGAGACGGTGTATTACGTGTTCAGTTAACTAATGACGAAGTTGATACAGACTCTATTGTAGTATTTGTTGATGCTGAACAACAAGAAGATCGAAACGTATTTGCCCGCGCTAACACAATTTATGGTGTTAAACCATTAGATAAAGTATTTTATTTAGAGCCTTATTTAGATAATAGATATGCAGTTTATTTTGGTAAAAACGAATTTGGTTTACAGCCAGAAGAGTTTGAAGACGTAAGAGTACGATATCGTGTTTGTTCTGGTGAATTACCAAACGGTGCTACTTCTTTCACAACAAGCTTTATTGACGGTGCTACGATCAATGTTACTAATATAGCACCTGCAGCAGGTGGTGTGGAACGTGAAAGTACTGAGAGCATTAGATATTTTGCGCCTAAGTCTTTAGCAGTTCAAGAGCGTGCAGTTACAACAAAAGATTACGAAGTATTATTACAACAAGCATTCCCTGAAATTAAAAGTGTAAGTGCTTATGGTGGTGAAGAATTAGAACCACCTCAATTTGGTCGTGTTGGTATTTCTGTTTATTTAGATGCAGAAACAACGCTGATCAGTTCTACGCTTGCAAATACTTATATTACATATTTAAAAGAAAAGAGTCCATTAGGAATCGAGCCGATATTTGTACAGACTAAATTTCTTTTCGCAGATGTCGTTGCTGATATTGTTTATAGTAATAAAACAACTCAAAAGAGTTCAGCAGAACTTGAAGCACTCGTTAGAGCACAAATACAAACTTATGCAGATACTAACCTCGAAGATTTTAATGTTAAAATTCGTAAGAGTAAATTAACTGCTGATATTGATAAGATTGATACAGGTATTCAAAGTAGTACACTATCAATTAAACCAATGATTGACTGGGTACCTGCTTTAAATATTAAATCAGCTCCATCCTTTAAATTTGAAATGGAACTAATTAAACCATATCCATTTAGAGATGCTAACGGATTTAAAGATTATAAACCATCTGTTAAAAGTACACCGTTTGATGTTAATAAAATTTGTGTTTATATACAAGACGATGGTCTCGGTAATTTAATGACAATTATTGATGACGCTACAAACCCTCAAGTATCTAATCCAAATGTCGGTTCTGTAGATTATACAACAGGACTTATTAAACTTAATGATATAATCGTTGAAGCATTTGATGGTTCGTCTGTTAAAATAATGATCTGTCCTAAGAAGAGCGATATTGTTTCACCAAAAGGGCGTGTTCTTATTATTAGAGATACAGATGTACAAGTTAATATGGCACTTGAAGAAATACCTGGCGGTGCTACTACATCCTCAAGTTCAGCGATCGGTACACTAACAACAAGCAATTATTAATAGGAAATTGATTCATGGCTGATAATTATTCGCAGATAGAAAAAAGTATAAGCTTTTTTATTAATCAGCAATTCCCTGCGATCTATCGTGAAGATGGTCCTGAGCTAGTGCAATTAGCAAAAGACTATTATAAGTTTATGGAAACACAGAGTAACCAGTCTCTTTATGTTTCTAGACGTTTCTATGATTATAAAGATATTGATACAACAATTAAATCAATACTTATCTTTTTCCAAAAGAAATATCTTGCTGATTTAGAATTAAAGGAAGAGATGGTACCTTTCCTTGTCAAGAACATATTAGACCTTTATAGAAGAAAGGGTACTAAAGCTGGTATTGAATTATTCTTTTCTATATTTTACAACGAATATGATATTGACATTATTTATCCGTCGTCTAAGATGCTTAAGCCATCTAATTCAGAATGGAAGACTGGTACATTCCTTCAGATGTTCCCAAACGCTAATCAATTTTTAAGTAAAACAAATATAGCATATACATATGCTAATCTTATATCAAAAAATATTACTGGTAGTATATCTAAAGCAGTCGCTTCTGTAACTAAAATTAATTCGATATTAATTAACGGTATTTACACACCTATTATTTACCTTGACAATGTTCAGGGTCAGTTTGTAAAGTACGATGATATCTATACTAATATTGAAGGCGAAATCGTTACCTTCGGCCGTTTAAACGGATCTTTAACTGAATTTATTGTAGATCCTAGTGGTGGCCCAGCAGGCAGAAAATTACCACTCAATAAACCTGGTGACCCATTTAAAGTTGTTTCTGAAACTGCAGGTGATGGTGGTGAAGGTATAGTTGTTTCAGTATCTACAGAAACAGATAGTGTTGCTACTTATACTATTGAAGATGGCGGTTTTGGATATACAACAGCAAATACATCTCTTATAGTATCAGACCAAGCTATTCAAAGAGCGATCAGTGACGAAACAGTATTTACTTACGGTGAAGTACTACGAGACACTCAAGGTAATGAAGGGTTTGTAGTTGGAACCAACGCAAGAAGTATTGGTGTTAAACGAACGTCCGGTTCATTTAATCAATCATATGCTATTAGTACAGTTGATCGTAGTCCAAACATCGATTTAAAAGCACTGGGTATTCAGCGTGATGTTTCCGGAGTACCTATTGTTTCTTCTCCTGGCGTACTTTATCCAGAAGGTAGTCCACCAGATGCTAATACACACGTTACTGCTGTATTATCAAATACACAAACAGTTCCGTTAATTACAGATTTAATTCAGCCGTTTTTAGGTATTCAAGTTCACCTAACAGATATAGCTGCAGGTGTAACTGGTGATGCAAACGTAAGTGATTATAATAGTGGTGCAACAAATATGTCAGGCACCACTGTTGCTCCAAATATTTACACACCATTAGATCAAGCTTTTAATATTCAAGATGTTGAAATTGGTACAATTACTGGATTTGCAAATATTAATCAAGGTAAAGGATATAATTTTGATATCTTTGCTAAAGCTAAAGACAATTTTATTACAAAATTTAATAAGAAAAATCAGATCATTCGTTTAGTTAATAAGCCTGATGTTTCTTTCTTTGAATTACAAGAAACTATTACCGAAGCCAATACAGGAGCAACTGCAGTTATTATTGCTAAGGATGCTGATGAAGGTACTATAACAGTTATACCAAATACTTGGTATGGATTCTCAGGTATTAATAGCATTATACGTAGTAATCTTGACGCATATGCTATTGAAGGTGTTTCTCTTGATTATAACAGTACTAGAATATTCGGCGATAATGCTATAATAGACGCTAATGCAGATTATGAAACAGGATATATTGATACAGTAGCTATTAATAATTCAGGTTTTTCTTATCTCCACGGTGACACAGGAACACTTGTTGATCCAGACGACAGTACTAGAGAATTAGCTTTCGGTACAATTACAGCCAATACTCAGGGTAGAAATAAAGGTTATTGGAAAGATTATACTTCACATATTGACGGTTATGTTGCTCAACCTATCACTGATCAAACTCTAATATTACCAACAGCAGAATTTAGTAACCAAGCAGTTCGAACTGCAGTAGGTGTTACTACTACACCTCCCGACTTTAACACCTGGGGTCAATCAATAGCTTCAGATGGATTTGCTTATTTAGATATGAACCAGGATGGTGGTTCTATTACATCAGCCGATGCTTTACAATTCCTTTATTTAGCAGGTAAAACTGCAGATGAGGCCATAGTAAATAGATGGAATAATATAGTAGTTCCAAGTTTGCAAGCACAATGGTGGTATAGTTCATATCCTAATTTGTATAGCTTTGTTCAAGAAGTAAAATACTATAGTGCAGGAATGAGAATACAAGACAGTAATTTCTACCAAGAATATTCATACCAAATTAAATCTACGCTTGATAAGAGTAGATACGAAAAATTACTTAAAGAGAATGTACACCTTGCAGGTACTAAGATGTTTGGTGACTTTATCTATAAGTACGAAAATGCAAGTACAATAAAACCAAGATTCGTCAGATTCTTTAACGATGACGGATATGGTTCAGCTCTCGATTTAGCTAATACAGATATACTCGAAGCTTCAGTAACAAACTTTACAGTTGATAGTACATATGTTACATCAGATCACGAACCAATATAATAAATATTTAAATAAGAATTTAAAGGATAAAATGCTATGGCCAAGCAAACAATAGGTATCGGCGCAAGTGCTAATGACGGATCAGGTGATCCGATTAGAATTGCTTTCGATAAAGTCAACGATAACTTTAATGAGATATACAGCAATAGCGGTACTACCGGTAATACGCTTATAGATTTATTCGATAGTTCGGGTAATTTCGATTTAACAGGTAAACCACATAAAATATCATTCTATTATGATACACTAGTAAGCTTACAAGCACTGAACCCTGGTACTTATCACGGAGCTATAGGCCATGCTCACGATACCGGTTCATTGTACTATGCTCACGGTTCTTGGAGAAGATTACTTGCAGATACTTCCGGTGGTACAATACTAAATTACAGTGACCCTCTTGCTCCTCATGTTTGGGCAAACAACGTTACTAACTCAGAAACATCTGATTATGTATTAAAAACAAATGCAGATGGTACATATACTTGGGTTGAAATGGCTGGTGGCGGTGGCAGTTCATACGCTGATGCAAATGTTGATACTCACTTAAATACAAGTGGAGCTTCGGCTGACGAAGTATTATCTTGGACTGGTTCAGATTATGCTTGGGTTGCCCAGTCAAGTGGTGGCGGTTCTTCTGCTAATACATTCGGAACAATAACAGTAGCAGGTCAATCTAATATAGTTGCAGATAGCGCAACGGACGGATTAACAATTGTTGCTGGTTCTAATATGACCATTACAACAGATGCATCTACTGATACTATTACTTTTAACGCATCAGGCAGTGGAGGCGGTGGTGGTACTGACCTCAACAGCTTAGTCGGTGGAACAATCGATGTAGCTGCAGATAGTATTGGATTTATTGATGCTGATGATTCTAATGCTTCAAAGAAAGAATTAATTGCTGATTTAGTTGCAGCAATTGCTGGTACTAATGTTACAGCTTCAAACGGAGTATTAAGTGTTGCAGCACCAGGAAATACATATACAAATGCTGATGTTGACGGTCACTTAAATGTTTCAGGCGCAGCTTCTAATCAGTTCTTACAATGGAGTGGTTCAGATTATCAATGGGCTGCAGCAAGTGGTGGTGGTGGTGGTGCTGCTACGAGAGTAAATGAAGCCGAAACAACAGGCTCGATAGCTGATGGCGCTAGTGGTAATATTGCATTCTCAACACTCGGTAAATCATTTGGATTACTTAAAGTTACTGTTGATAAAGAATGTTGGGTAAGGATTTATTCTGATACATCATCAAGAACAGCAGACGCATCCCGAACACAAGGTACTGACCCGGCAGATGGTTCAGGTGTTATTGCAGAATTTATCTCAACGACTTCAGGTACACAAGTATTTAAAGTTACACCATCAATTATTGGTTGGCTTGATAATTCAGAAACAACAGTTCCTGTAGCAGTTCAAAATAACTCGGGAACAACAGGGACAGTTCAAGTTACGATCGACGCACTTAAATTAGAGTCTTAATATATGGATAAGCAATTTTATAACGTATTACTAGAACCAGGTTCTGACGAAGCAGCATTTCTTGCTAATGAAGCAGCAGGTATGATTTGTCATGATAATCTTGACCTCTTTGATATGTGTTTAGTTATGAAATTAACAGAAGCAGAAGCAGCAACGCTAGAAGCAAGTCCAAAAGTAATAGAATGTCACAAAGAATTAGTAGCTGAGCCTGATTCATATCCAACAAGTATTCCAAGGTACGAAACACCAACTACAGAATATAGAGCAAGATACTATCCATCCGGCGGTGACGACGGTGCTGATTATACTGGTTCAAATATGTTTTTTACTAGTGAGTTTAAAGGCGCTACAGGTTTTAACCCGCCTATAGGATATTTTGGTGATACAAACTTTGAGGATACAGTTAAATCAAACTTTATGGGTGACTATGTTGATATAGTTGCAGTTGAAGCAGGATCCACAGCAGATGCTCTTGCCAATGGCCACGAAAATCATGTTGACTTTCAAGAGTTTGATAGTACTACTAGTAGGTTTGTTCCTATGGATTGGTCCGATATAAACTCATCTTTAACTAGTACTTTAAACAATCAAATTACTAACGCCAATGGTGCTGGAGATGGTTGGTTTACATATCATGCAGCTGGCGTACTTAGTGCAGCTGGTGGTAAATATTGCGGTTGGGGTAAAAACTCTTCGCTAAGATTAATATATCTTGGTGGTGAATCAACAGCTTCTGTTTATTACGCAGTACTTCAATGGCACCTTGCCAAACCTATTAATCCTATTACTGGAACTCGTAATGCAACAGTTGTTACTGGAGCATGGGGCTTTGGCGGATTAGAGCATACGAAGTTTTTTGATATTGAAGATTGTTCATATATAGAAGCAAAAGATCCAGTTACTAATGCCACTACTAGGTATGACAGAGGCGGTTACTTAGAAGGTGAAGAATTTAATATTACAATGACTGCCACAGGTTCTGCAGAATATATAGTTACAGGCAGCGATCGATTATATAACGGATCTACAGCATCAACACCTCTAGGCAATAGAGGCATTATGGGAAAACCGGGCGATAGAATTACAATAACTAACAATGCAGTCGGTGCGCATCCTCTCTATGTTAAAACTTCACCGAGTAGTGGATCTACTAGTAATCTATATTCTGGAGTAACAGGACAAGGCACATCAGAAGTATCTTTTATCTTACCTGACGCAACTATAGGATTGCATTATATTTGTGGATTTCATTCAGCAATGACTGGAACTATAACAAGTATTAAGGATACTACAACTTGGGGTCAAGATCTTAGACCATTCTTTAGATCTGGTATTATTCCAAGAGTAATTCTAGACCCTGCAGATAATACTGATAAGTGGATGATTTCAGTACCAAACTCGTCACGCTGGTCGTCTTGGGATACAATTATGGGCCAGTTTGCTGCTTACGAAGGAATATATCATTTTAAAAGCGCTGGTAATAATGCTCATGTTGCAGTTGATCCAGGTGATAACAGATGGAACACAGTTGTTAGGCAAGACGGCAATAGTCCTTATGTTATTAATTCTGTTGTTAGCCAAACAAATAATTTTAGTTCAACTGCAAATCCTGGGGCATTTGATAATTATCCGCTTAGAACATATATTAATGGTGGAGATAATCAATTCACAGTTGCTGCTTGTCAACAAGACGACACAAACAGATTATTAGATGATTATAGTAACAGAGGCCCAATGATTGACATAGCTTCTTATGGAGCGCAAACGTGGACATCATATCCAATTCAAGCTTATAGTGATGGCAGATGGGGTTATTTTAGTGGAACAAGTTGTGCTGCTCCAGTAGCTGCTGGTTGTGCTGCAGTATTTTTAGATTGGTATGTTACTCAGAGAGGTAAATTTCCAACTATTCCACAACTCAAAGAATTAATACAAAAACACGCTAAAGAAAACTTAATAGAAGATATAGTGACTAATATTGACTTTGAAAATCAAATAGGCACGTTGGACCCTAATATCGGCCAAGCTAGATTATCGCCTAAAAATATATCTTCAAGTAAATTATACTCTTCAACAGAAGTTAATAGAATTAAAGATGGTGATAGCAG